CTACTTTTTTAGACTTTTTTCTTTTTCTTCAATTAGCATCTGTAAATCTTTTAAGTCGTTTAACGTTGCGTATTCCTTGATAAATCCTTTGGCGTGACTCTTCCAAACAGTTTTTTGCCTTGCCTTTCTGCCTTTATCGCTTTTAGCATATCTTCTTTGTGCGGCTTTTTCTGCTTCCGTTCTTGCCATAGTTTCTCCTCTTATACTATAATACTTGAATACAGGTGTGTTACCTCACACCTCTATTATTTATTTCTTTACACTAAGTCACCTTCTAGGTGGCTTTTTTGCGTTTTATTCTAGACTGATATTATGCAATTGCTTTGTCAAGACTCTTCCTGGCAGCATCTTCAAGCATTGCTTTCAGGTCTTTATGTGAGCCGTAGAATTTAACTTGAACTTTTGCGTTATCAACGTCGATCCAGCATTTCATACCCTTAAAGCGACGAGCATCTGCATTTGAAATGCCTTCACCATTCCAAGCGGCAGATGATACGCTACCTGATTTGTGATAGTCAATGTCAAGAATACCGTTCTTGTCTGCGTTAAAGTACATGCGGTCAAAATTACCTTTTGTCCAGCGTGCCCAGCCATCTTTTTCAAGTTTAGTAATTTGTTCTTCGTTAAGTTTCATAGTTCTAACTACTTTCCATTGATCAGCTAATGCAATTTTGAAAGCAACCATGTAATCGCCAACTTTGCTAACAATTTCATGTGCTTCTTTATGTGCGTTTTTGAAAAGTTCTGAATAATTAATTTTCATTTTAAATACCTCGAATTTCTATTACTTAATTTCTTTACACTTATATACTACCACATATATGGGAAATGTAAAGTTAAATCCAAAAATATTTTAAAAAAAGCAAAAAAGAAGCGGCACAGATTGCTCTGTGTCGCTTCGCTCCATAAAATATAGAGATTAATCCAATAAATAAATATTCAACTGGATCACCCCCAGACAGCTGGGGAATAAATACATAAATTAATCCCATAAATAAATATTTAATTGGATCACCTTCACGTAAGTGAAGAATACTTTGCTTGAACTAATTATATACCATTAAACACAAAAAAAGCCACCCCAGAGGAACAATCCTCCGAGGTGGCTTTTTGCACGACATTTGGAGCTTTTACAACTCCTTTTCTTTTTATTATGGATAAAATTATAGCTCATAATAGCTGCTTATCCATCTTTGTAATATTTACAGCACGATATAAGCACGGTTGCCCGTGACATATACCTGCTTGCCTTTGTGTAGCTCCTTGATCTTTAAAAATCTACCGACTCTGCCTTGTACTTCGACTTTGGAGTTAAGCTCCAAGCCGTAGACCTTGCCTGCGTCAGCTTTTGGCGCATCAAGAGCATGGGTATGAGGTAGAACAATTTTTGCGACGGCGTGCTTTGAGTCGTTATATGCGATAGGGTTTGCCTTCACATAGACTGCTCGTCCGTCAAAGTATTGGTTCTTGCCAACTTTGACAGCTCCGTTTTCCAATCCGAACACTTCCCACATAGAACCAAGTGGTTTTAGCTTGTCACTTTCTCTCTTGTCGAGTTTTGAGCTGGTGTAGATATAAGCTCCCTTAGCGTTAGTAACAACAGCGACAGCGCCGATATTCCACTTTACGACAGGGTGCAGAGACGGCAATTCTACGGTCTTCTTTGCTGGCTTAGTTGCAGAACTAACTGAACTGGTCTTTAAATCAACCAGACAGATATTGCCGTCAACACCTAAGCCTTTGTAGTTGTCCGCAAACTGCCAGATTGCCACGCCGTCCATAGATGGGAAGTAATTGAAGTCTGCTCTGTCTTGTCGTCCGCTAATCTTATATGAAGCGACCCAGAGACAAGTGCCAAACGTCTTGATTATTCTTGAAATGCTCATGCGGTTTCTTAACACATAAGCACCAGAATAGATCAATGGCTTATATCCAGCTTCCTTGATAACCTGCATAGCTGCGATAATCGCATCAGTATTAGCAGTAGCAGAGCCATTGACGTTATTGCCACTTCCTTGTTCAAAGTCGTCTGCAATATATGAACCACTTGGCACTCCGAGTGCCTTTGCTTTTTCAACAGCATATTTTGCTTCTGCTCTTGCTCGTGATACAGAGCCAGAGTGATTTGCATAGAAATAGCCACCGACTAATAAGCCGTGGCTATTACCGCTTTTGATCTGACTTGAAGCCTTCGGGTTGATGTAGCTTGTGCCTTCGGTCAATTTGACCAGCACGAACTTTGCGCCAGCATAGCCCACGCTGGAAGACTGATAAGAAGCAACGTCAACGCCATAGCTTCTTGCTTTTACTTCTGTCATGCTTCGCTCCTTTCTTTTGATGATCTCTTGATGATTTTTCAAACGATTCAAAGACGAACTCGTTATAGGTCTTAATCTTCTTTTGCTTCATCGCTGTCATCTCCACTGCCTAAAAAGCCAATGGGTTGAGCATTGTCCGATTCGGATGTTTCAGCATTGCCGTCTTGTGTAGCCTTCTTCTTGTCGTACGCTGATTGAATAGCACCACGAGCTTCTGCGTCTGAAAGATTTGGATTGGTTTGTTGCAGTTGGTTAGTAGCCCAATCCTTCTTTTGTGCGCCAGTAATATCCATAATGGTTGAAGCTTCACTAACTAACCATTCGGCTTTGTCACGCACGTCAATCACTTGTTTTGGTACTGGCTTCTTCATAACCTGCATTTTCTTGATGTAAAAATCAAGTGCAACTTCAACGCCACGACCGATAGCAATTACAACGATCAAGGCAATCAAAAGATAATTAGTTAATTGATCCGCTGACATTGTTTAACACCTTCTTTGTTTGATCTTCAATAGTAGCGGTAAGCGCCTTTGTATCAACTGCTGGCTTGTCAACAGCGGTGTCCTTGACCATGCTGTCGTCTTCTACGCCACTTAAATAGCGCACCCACTTAGTGACTGCACCTTTGATGTCTTGTGGGACATCATCAAGAGTTAATACGCCGTCTTGAATGAGAACAACGTAGTCTAAAATTCTAGTGTTTGGTTTCATCTTTGTTTAACTCCTCTCTTAAGTCATTTACTTCTCTTAGTAGCTTTTTATTTTCGCTGTTGAGCCGTTTGTTCTGCTCAACTATATAGTCTCTGTCGCCTTTCTTGCTATTCAATCTGAAAGTAAAGTAGGCGGACAATACACCTAACGCCAAATAGATGAGGTCGTTTAGATTAATATTCATCTGACGACCCCCAATCTAGCGTTTATTACAATGTCGTGCCGTCCAACTTATAAAAGTCAAGACTATCAAATCACTTGCTAGAGCCGGTCCGTAGTCATCAAGAAAATACCAGTGCTCAAATTCTAGCAGACAGACAATAGTCGTAAGACCTGCGATAAGCCCGATCAGAAGCCCTGTCGTACGTTCATTTGTATAGCCTGACAGAACATACAGAAGCATCAAAATGCCTACTACGATGAAAGCCCACTGGAGCACAGGCGAGTTCATAAGACCTCTGAACTCTGGCGGGAAGTAGAATTGTGGGTGCTTCTTAGTAATCAAGGCATAGCCTTTTAAGATCGAATACAGACCGATGATAGCGTAGAGACTATTAAGCTTGAGCCGTGTTAACAGTTTGGTCACTAGTTGCAACATAGTCTTCGCCTACAATCTTCTTGTAGTCTGCTACTTGAAGTTGACCGCTTTGTACTAAGCCATTGAAGTAGTCCTTACCGAATAGACCCATTTGAAAATCCAATACCCACATTTGAACGAACATTTCATAAATACTCATATTAAATTACCTCCTAGATTTAGTTATTAGCTAGCTTTTCTGGTTCTGTTGCAGTAGTTGCTTCTGGCTTGGTTGGTGCTGTTGGTTCAGCAGTCTTTTGTGAGCCTGCAATGGTGAGCATCAAGTTTTGCATTGATGCGAGCAACTTGTTTTGGTTTGCTTGACCTTCTGACAATGCCTTTACAGCTTTAGTCAAAGCGAGATTTTGAGTAGTTCCAGCTTGTTGATCGCTTTGTAAAGTCTTAACCGTTTGAGCAATTTCTGGCAAGCTGGTAGATCCGCTCTTTGAGTACCACTTCTTATTAACCCAGTCGTAAACAGGATTAATAATTGACGGGTCTGCTGGCTCAGCAACATATGGATACTTACCAACTTTGTCTCTGCGGACAAGTTCGCGCTTATAATCAACTTCACGGTCTGAACGATAAGCGTATACATAGTTGTTTAAAAGTTCTTGAATCATTTCTGCTTCTTCTGCAGTAAATTCAAGCTTTACGGTATCTGGAACAGTTGGAGTCACTGATGCAGTAGCAGTAGCATCTTGAGTGTTATCTGCCGGCTTTGTATTAGTAACTGGTGCAACTGTTTCTGTTTGATTAACAGTTTGATTAGTATCTTGAGTGTTCATAATTTCTCCTTTTGCAATAAAAAAGAATGCCTTTCAGCATTCAAATAAGTCTCTGCATAACCACGATTCAAAAGAATTTTGCCTTGATTTGTCATTCATTTTGTGCCTGCTTTCTATCGGCAAAGCGACCATAAATGGTCGCTGGATTTAAAGATTAACCGATGAGGAAGAAAGCCCGAACGCCATTCCAAGCGCTCGAAGCAATGTCCCAGCCAGCGTCGCCATAGTTGTCCGCACGCGCAAACAACGAAGCGGAATGGATATCTCTAAGCCAAAATGCACCTGCACGATTATTGCAACGTTCTGAATCGTTAAGCCTCATAAGTGGTAACTGACTATCTTCATCACCAACGTTGTACCATGAGCCATTCTTGTTGTTACCGTTCAAAATTGAGCCGAAAATCATTACCTCGTTAGGAATAGAAACTTTAGCATCACGCCATTCAGCTTGGTCTGGAGCACCAGAATCGTCAACATGAGTAGATACCATAGTTCTAAAGTTGATTAAGTGATTGCCAAAGTCTGATTCCAATTTGGTTTGGATTTGTGGTAAATAAGTCTTGTATAACTTTGTTCCTGCAAAACCACCAGCAGTAGTATCAGTGTCGTTCATATATTGAGTAGTTTTACCGTCTGGATTAAGAGTTTGAGTTGGTGTCTTTGACCAATCGCTTGGCATTAATACTAAGTGGTTGCCCAAATCCATATTGTCACCGTGGTGTCTCTTGTAGTTAATACCAGCAATTACGTAGTTTGAGCCGTTAATTGAGAAATAGTCACCAATAAACATATCGTGGAAAGTTCCATTTTGAATGTTGGCAATATGAGTTGCATTTAATGCGCCTAAGTTTTGACCACGAAATACGTTGTTATGAGTTGGTGCACCATCTGGCACTAAGCTGTAAAAAGCGTCTCTTAAACGTGTTTTTGATTCTGAATCGCCATTAAAAGTCATTAAAAAATCGTTATTAGTATCTGGTTTCAAGTTTTCGTTAAAATCTTGAATTCTTACGTCTGCCATTATTTAGTCTCCTTCTTTTGTTGATCTTCTAGTGCAGATAATCTGTTTTTAATATCCACGATTACCTGCTGATTGCCTAAATTATCAAGCCAAGCATAAATGATTCCGATTGCTTGACTTAGCTGTTGATAGTTTTGCTTGATTGCGTCACCTGTAGCCTTTGCGTTTGCATAAGCATTGGCATTGGTCAAAGTTACATCATTTACGATGAATTGACGTGTAGCCTTAAAGCTGTCGCTTGTATGACCGCTAATGCCTTTCCAGTCATGACCAAGCAAGTGAACTGTTTGCGTATTTGCTTCAAGTTCACTTGCTCTGTTTTGCAATACTGCAATTTCGTTGTCTTGATCTTTGTTAGCATCAGCATTAGCAACAATTCCGTTCTTCAAGTCCTGCGCATTTTGCTTTGTATCAAAGTTTTGGTACAAATCTTGATTGAGCTGTTCAAGACTGCTGTTAATTTCATTAAGCTTCTTGCCTGTTGCGCTTGCGTCTGCTGGCTTCCCCTCTTGTGATAAGCTTCTATCAATATCAATCAAAGGCTTTTTAAATAAAATCGCCTTGCCGTCATGGTCAAACAATTGTTGTCCTTGACTATTACGCATAGGCAATTCAACATAACCAGCCGAAATAGTATCTTCAATTTTGGTCTGCCAAGCATCAAGCTCCGCACGTGTAACATAACTAATATCATTAACGGTCATAGAAATATTAGCCGCATTGCTGATAGTCATATCAAGCGCAGCAGAAATTACTTGTGTAGACAAACCATCTGGACTACCTGCAGCTAGCACTTCACTTTCGTTGGTAGTTGGCGAAACTGCAATTAATTGCTCTGGTCCTTTAATAGTCTGACCATCGTTGTTCTTTGTATCAATACGTGCGTACCAGCCAATAGCTCTAAAAACGATATCTTGAGCTTGGTTTTTGTTATCGAAGTTAGCAATTACTTCAAAATGGTTGCCTGTAACTGGCGTAATTTGTAATTTTCCATCTTTCAGATCATCTGATAAATTGCTAAATCCTGCGATAATTTCATTATCAAGCGGATTGCCATTTGAATCGTTCATAGTTTGGCTTGTAAGAATAGCACGCGTATAGACTAAAGTACCAACGCCGTTCCCAACTTGTAGGAAAGTCTGACGACCTGCATTAGTTAAAACGCTTGATCGCAATTTATTCTTGTATCCGTCTGCCATTTTTACTCCTTTCTTTTGCAAAATAAAAAAGCACTTCAAGTGCTTGCGTTAATTTATTGCTGTTGACCAAATTGAGCTAGAAATACATCTTTCAGCCATCCCAACATAGTAAGCGGGTGTAGTCTTTGCTTCCCAACCGCTCCACCAAATTGTCGTTTTAGCTTTCCAAATTGATGTATCGCTCATTCTGCCTATCATTCCTGCAAAAGGTTTTTCTTCTGTTCTTGCTTTCCAGCCAGTCCACCAAATCGTCTTAGATCGCATAGTAGTTTCCCAACTGCTTTGAGCGCCAACGCCGATATAAAGTGGCAAGTCAGTTGTGCTTTTAAAATGCACCGCATCAAGCCAGTTACCGAGTGCTAGTAAGCCTTGTAAATTTTTAAGCAAAAATTTTTGCATATAGTCGCTACTTACATAGTCCCACGGTAGCTGAATCTCTACATGGTGTGGTTCATTGGTATTCCAGATTTTAAAGTCTTTATCAGCGCCAAGCGAATTTTTGTCAATCTGCATAAAACTTGGATAAGTACCCTGCGCTCTTGCAATCAAAAACTTAATCCAAATCCAGAAGCGGTAGTCATTATCGTCTTGCGTTACTCGATAGGCTTGCTCATCTTCGCCTATCAAATCAAGAGTTGCACCTTCCGCTTGATTTACTGCCCGCCAGTCATCAACTGTTTCAAGATCGTTGGCAATTCGGTTGAATCCGCTGTTGTAAATATCGACTAGCTTATATAAGTTGCTGTCTGGTCGCTTGTTCCAGTAGTCAGCTATTTCTGCTAGAAGTTGTTCTGTTGTGACAATATCAGCCATTCAAATCAACCTCCACATCGTCAGTCTTGCAACTTGGCGCTTCAAACTCATCAAGAACAATATCGTCTGCACTAAGCGTGTCCTTAGATTTACCAATAAGAATTTTTGCATCGTCAATTCCTGCGATTGCATAAATCTGCGGATAAAGCTTAGTTAAGTAGACCGTGTCGCCCATCTGTAATTGATTAATAAAATCAACCACTGTTTCTTTGACATAGTCGCTTCCTTCGTCCACGTTCCACTCAGCATTAGTTTTAAGCTTGACCTGTACTGAAATAGGTCTATCAGTCGCAAAGTCAAAATAAACACGCTTGGTATTACCAGTTGCATCAATAGCGTCACAATACGTTGTGCCAGTCAAAGTAATACCGACTGCCAGATGTTCAATCAAGCAGTCAGCTATATCTTGCTTCTTACCGCCCAAAACGTAGATGTGAACGCTGTAAGGCGGATTGCCGTATTTGTCTGGGACAGCAAACTGGTTTTCAACTATGTTGACTTCACGCACGCCCTGCACATTAAGCAGAGCAGAACGAACACCGTTAAGTGTTGGGCTTGGTCGGTTGGCGTTTTCTGCAATCAGCCTTGCACGATATTGTGGGTCTTCTTCGTAATCTTGACCGCCACTGGCTTTCTCAGGGTTTGTAACTGAAAGTATCGATTCGTCAGGATTATAAACGATTGTTATGGTATTAGGCTCAACATTGGTTATCTCGCCTTTATCTTCGGCTTCTGCATTGCCAACTCCTTGCCACTTGCCATCTTTTGGAGCTGTCAGCACATCTTCTGTTAAGTCGAAGATATAGCCGTCATCAGTTTCAAATTGAGTGCCAGCTTCAATCAAATATTCGCCATCAGTGGCGATTGTAAGTGTTGCGCTGGCTGGTCGATCAACTTTACGTGGAAGACCGACATTAGCGCCCAAACGGTCAAGAGCAGAGCCTGTTGCAGTAGAAACAAAGGCTGAATAATAGACTTGTTGTTGGGCTTGAATTTGTTCATACTCACGCCACGCAATTAAGCGAGACAAGATACCAGCATTAGAATTTGATGTTAAAACCAAGTCGCTAGGAAACACTCTCAAAAAATCGTCCTGCACGCTGTCAAGAAGCTCTTCATAGCTGGGCGCTAGATAGCCTTGATCTGTTAATCCAAAATTAGCCGTTGGCAATGTTTACATCTCCTTCCACTGTTTGCTCGTTGTCATCATCAAGGTTGACGGTTGCTTGAAAGCTCACTAGCAAGCGTCTATGCGGTAGCTTGGTGAAGTTAATCTTTGTTACTGTTTCAACTTCTGGGACGTTATCTTCAATCGCTGTCGTCATATCTGCTGCTGCTAATTCTGCGTTGAAGTTTTTGCCTAAAAAGTTTGAATAGTCCGCACCTTGATCTGGTGCTAAGTTGACCATTTCACCGTAGCGGATAAGAAGTGTAGCTCTTATTCTTTGAGCAACTTCTTCCACGCCGGTTACCCACGCAAAGTCATGCGTATCTTCATCAATTACTAGATCGCCGTTTTCATCTGCTAAAAAATCTCTAGCCATAAACAGCGTCACCGCCTAACACGCCAATCACGATGCTGTCGTTAATATCGTGCGTTCTAAGCGTTTCTGGGTCGTAAGTGTTGGCTTTACGACCGCCTTCCCAGTTGTCGTTGTCACGGTCTAAAGTGACGCAGACAACAGGTACTCCTACTCTTAGCAGTTTGTGCTTTGGATAGTGTTTGACAAAGTTTGAGTTATCGTGCTCTGGTATCCGTGAGTTGGTGTCTGTAGCGGTAAAGTCTGGCTTCAAGCGCTCCAAAATCTCATCAATAATGTAACAATTTTCAGCTACGGGTATTTCAAGGAGTTGTGATGCTTTTTGACCATCAATTAAATTTGCAAGTGGTTGTACATCTGCCAGATGTTTTTTGGAATCATACTTGACTATTTTTGCAATGAAAGCAGATGAGTTTTCCATGTCTGATCTGTCCTTCATGTGCTTAAAAGTCTCAAGTGCGAATTTGTTTAATTCGTTTCTTGAGTTTGCCATTTAATCGCCCCCTTACAAAGAAGCAAGACTGCATTGAGTTTGAGGGTTTTCACCGTCAAACGTATGCTGTCCCGCTTTAACGTAATATTTTCCTTTTAGATACTTTGATTTCATGATGATGCCAGTGTTCGTTGTGATTTCTGGCACAAGTGGCACATTGATTTCCCATGTACCCTCGCCTTTGTCGTTGTCGCTATCTTCGTTATAGCTAGGCGGTTGAATAAGGTCTTGATCGTCGATCACGAACCAGCTCCGCTTTGCCGTTTTAGGATTGATAATGACCAGCTTGCCACGTTCATAGAGCATCTTTGAGCCAGTTTCTTTAACAAGTTTCTGAATCAAAGACAAAGGCTTTCCTTTTGCAGTAAATGGACGCTTGATATTTGGATTTTTGGCTAGGTCAATCTTTGCAATTTGGATCTTTGCTTGACTGGCAATGCCTCGTATCAAAGTGTTGTAGTCCGTATGCTTCGGAAAAGTCTTATTAACATACTTTGTTTCTGTTGCTTTATATTTGGCTCTTTTAGTCTTAGTAGTTGCCTTTTGCCATACTTTCTTGTGGCGTATGTGCCCTACTTCATGAGTTTGCCCTTTCTTTGGACCTCGCTTGTAGACTTCTGTTGAGTGGTAGTGTTCGACCTTGTCTACCCACTTGCCTTGCGTAGTCACTTTGACCTTTTTGGTCTTGTTGACCGTTTTCTTTTTGGCAACTTTCAAAGTACGAGCCTTGACATTGTTATAGTCAGTGCCCTCTGTAAACGTGATCTGCTGGCTTTCTGTGACACCGTCGGAAGTAGGAATATCAATCTTAGTGATATAACCTTCTGCAAGAATTTTCTTTTCCTTGCTCCAATTAAAAGCCACATAACAGTGCATCCCTTTCTTGTAGAATTGCCTATGCTCTTTGCTCATGTTGTAAAGAGTGACCGTGTTTTTTTGCGGACTAGCAATATCTGCGAAGTTAACTTCAAAGCCGAATGGGTAGTTGTGTTCGTAGCGCTCGTCATTGTAAACGGTTTGCGTGTTGCCCTTTTTATCCTTGCACACAAACCAAGAGTGTGGGTCTTTTGTGACTATTGCCATTAGTAGCTCACCTCTTCGTCTGTGTCGTCTGGATTGTCTGGGTCATAGCCAAGTGGCGTAGCACTTGGATTTGTTGTTTCACTACCGTTAGGGTCGACAACATCAAGATATAATTGCACCTGCACACCAAGCACGCCCTCACCAGCATCTGTCGAGTTGCCTGCTTCGTCCATAACACGTATATCAGTACGCGGTAGACGCTCGTCTGGCAAGTCAAAGCCAATCAAGCTACCTAAAATTAAAGGCTCTTGCATAAGCAGAACTTGATCGTCCTTCATGATTGTTGCCGTGTAATAGTCAGCAACTTTGTTGTAATCAATCCGAAACGTGTAGACATCTCTAGCCAAAGTTATGTCAAAGATATCTGGAAGACTGTCGACATTAACTGGAATATACTGTCTCATTTGACCCTCAACTTCCTTCCAGCATAAATACGATTAACATCCTTGATCTTGTTAACCTTTGCCAGCCACTTAACCGACTTGCCGTACTTTTTTGACAACTGATACAAGGTATCACCGCTTTTAATAGTGATAGCCGTGTAGTTCTTGTGGCGATTGCCAGCAGTTGTCTTGCTTGATTTGCTCGACTTCTTTTTACTGGTCTTGCCTTTGCTGGTTGTAATTTCCGCCGCACGAACAAAAGTAAGCGTCATAGAAACTTGAATGTTGTCTTTCAAGTTCGTGTAGCTTCTATCTAGCTCAGTCATAATGAAATGCTTGTAATAAATGTCGCCTTTGAATGTCAATTCATTGTGGTTTGAGTGCCAGCTTCTTAGCTGTCGCCATTTCTGGTTGGCTTCTGCTCGGTCATGACCAGTTATCAGACCGTCAAGTGAAATGCTCTTGCTTGAAACTCTTGCATAACTGGAACGTGGCGCACCTTTATCGACAGGCCATGAAGTAACATTTGTTGAGTTACTTTCTGATTCTGTGTTAATCGGAGCGAAAAAAATAACGCCACCCACACCGTCTGTGCGAAATAACGCCATATTTCCTTCGTTATGCCAACCGCTTTTTTGCTCTGCAATTCGGTCATTGATTGCGTTCATGTCGCCTTTTGGCTTTGTCAGCTTGTTTGCCGTTTGCTTTTTGCCTTTGTAGTGCTTTTTCAAACGATTGTATTTCTTTTTGTTAGCATCAGTTGCTTTTTGCCATTTGCGAGAAAGTCGCATGTACTTGTCGTACTTGCTACTTCCTTTTTTGTACTCGCCAGCGGTTTGATAATTTCTGATTGCTTTGCCTTCTGCATCAGTAAAGGATTTATAAGCTTTGTCTAGCTCTTTCTTTGTAACTTTAACTGCGTGATCGGCTTTCTTTACAGAAGTACGTTTTTTGCGTTGTGGGGAAGCCTTTGTTGGCTTGCCCCTTGTTTTATTTTTGTCTGCCATAAATTCCTCCTAACAAAATTCCTCATCGATCGAGTTGAACACTTTTTCAAGTTCACGCTGTACAATTTCAGCGATCTTTCTGGCTTGCTTACTGTCAAAGTCAGAAGCAGAGCCGTTGAAGTTGATGTTAATGACTGGTGCAAACTTGCCAGAAAAGTGTTTCTTTGAAGAAGCATGTTTTACGTCTGGCAACTTGCCTAGATTTAAGCTTCTTCTTGATTTTTCGTTTGAGTAAATTTGAACTGGACTATCAAATCTTGCGATTTCTGGTCCATGCTCACCAACAATGACGTTTTGACCAACCTTTGGACGACCGCCTTTTGCAAAGCGTCTGCCACCAGACGGACCCCAACCGCCACCGAAGTGAATGTCGGAGCGCCAGTTCTTGTCGTTAAATAAAGCAAGTAGCTGGTCATATCCGTTCTTGATATTATGGTGACCTTTGACTGCATAAGCGTTGAAAGTTGGTGGTATGAACTGCAATAGACCTTGTGCTGGGTCGCCGTTTGCCGAGTTTATGTCTTGAATCTGCTGTGTAATCGTTGGATTACCGCCAGATTCTCCAGAAATCATCGACATAATCTTGGCAATTTCAGTGCCAGTAACAGACGTGTGCATTTGTGAAGCGGCACGTTTGATGTATTTGCGCCACCTTGCTACACCGTCACCTGCTGGGTTGCCAAAGCTTCCGCCTTCTTCACCTAGCTTGTCTTTAATCCATTTCAGCGCAGAAGCACCAAGTTCACGCTTAACCAGTGCAGTCAAACGATTGTCTGGCTTCTTGACGTGCTTAGCTTTGCTCTTTTGAGCTGGCATTCCTTTAATACGTCCGAATAGTGGTCGACCTTTGCCAACTACTGAATCAAGCGTGTTCATGTGAATGCCTTGACTTGGTGATTCAGCAGAGAAATATTTGTTACCGCCTGCGTAGACACCAACGTGATCGCTACCGCCAGCACCCCAAAAGACTAAGTCACCCATGTGGGCTTCACCTTTGGAAATGTGGCGTGTCATGTTGTATTGAGAGCCAGAGAAGTGAGGATAGTTGATTCCGTACGCCTTTTTCAAGGTGTACATAACCAAACCTGAACAGTCAAAAGTGTTTGGACCAGTTGCGCCCCAAACATACTTGTGACCTTCTCCGTACTTTTCAGCCGCCTTAAGCAAGCCGGTAGCATTGATTGAACCGCCGTCATCGCTGTCAATCTGCTTGTTAATGACATTCCATAAGGCGTTTGACCAAGGGCTGCCGTATTTAGTAGATGAGTTACTACCTAATGCAGTAGTTCCTTTGTTAAGGTCAGAGCCATGTTGCTTGATGTCATTTGAATAAGTAGATTTGAACCACTTTGAAGGTTCAGCACCAGCATTTTCAGCGAGCTTACGCAATGCTGAATGACTAACGCCTGTACCCTTTGCAAAGTGCTTAACAACAGTCTTGTTCGTTACCTGCTTAGTCTGCTTGCCGTTTAAAACTCCCCAGCCTTTAGGTAACATCAACTGCACATTTTGTCCCTTTGGCAAGTAAAGCTTGTTATCTGGAGAGACAAGTGCTTCTTGTCTTGGACCTTGTGTAGCATCATTCACCATTGCCAGCGTGTTGTGTGTCAGCCTGCCGTTGTTGTCAGTACCTTTTGCAAACTTGATTGGCTTGATAACACTGCTGTTACCGCCGAACTGAGACAAAACTTTGTCAATAGATGAGATACCCTTGTTGAGCTGATGAGTTGTGTCAGCCATAGCAGAGTGCGCATACTTGTGCATCTTATCCATTGCACCGCCGAAGCCTTTTGCAGTCGACTTACCTGATCTGATAACACCGTCATGGATAGCGTCCATTTGCTTGTTGATGCCTTTGTGCATCGACTTAAAATTGGATACTGATTGAGACTTTGTTCTTGCAGTGAGCTTGCTTACATTCCTATGCAAAGAATTAAAGTTTGCGACTGTCTTTGACTTGGTTTGTTTTGTCTGTTTGCTTGCGTCACTATTAACCTGTTTGAAGGCTTTCTTGTTCGATCTAGTGAGCTTTTTGAGTGACTTAGTAGACTTAGACGCAATCGCTTTGTAATCGTCTGTGACGCTCTTAGAAGCCTTTTTAAGGCTGTCTGTTCCTTCAGCATAGCCTTTGAGAGTTACGCCAGTGCCAAGACCACCATTTAAAACTTTTGCAGTGTCACGAGCGTTAAGAATATGCTCGCCAGCATGAACTCTTGTGATCTGTGGACCTCTTGCACCAAGTAAGCGAGCATTTGAGCCACGTTTATATGCAAGTTCTGGTCCAGCTTCACCAACTAACGCATGATGAGTAGCAGTGATTGAGCCACCAGAAGCATGAGACTTAATCTTTTCATACTTGAAAGTGTGCTTTGAGCCACCACCAGCATAAGCAATGTCATTGCCGAAGGCTTTTAAGTTATTAGTGACACTCTTGCGGATATCACCAGCCTTGCCCCAAAAATTGTCCCATACTTTGTGAACTGTCTTTGCTGTTTTCTCAGCCCATTCTTGCGTTGCAGTGTAGGCTTTGCCTAATTGTTTAGGAATCGAAGTAACAAACGAAGTTAAGCCTTGCTTGCCTTTGTCCCACGCACCATGAATGCTCTTTCCAGTTCTGCCAGCCCAGTGACCAACAGACCTTTCAGCTTTTGCGAGATGACTTGGAATTGAGCCAACGAACTTGCCAACTGCAGTTGTGCCTTTATGCCAAGCAGAGCCAATGTTCTTACCTGTCTTTCTTCCCCAACGCTCTACGCTCTTTTGAGCCTTGCCGAGATTTGAAGGAATATGTTTGACGAAGCTGACAGTTGCTTTTTGACCTTTACGCCAAGCAGAACCGATATCCTTGCCAGTCTTGTTTGCCCACTTGCTAGTGGCTTTGAAACCACTTTGAATCGTCTTACCAGCATTGTTAGCCCATTTGTGGAATTTAGGATTGTTCTTATAAAGAAGCGCTGGTATTCCCAGCATTGGAGAGACAGCGGTTAATGCTAATCCTTTCCAGTTCTTCTTTACAAAAGGCTTAGCCTTGTTGACTGCTTTGCCAACAGCACCAACTGCTTTTTTGCCAAGACCAATAAAGAAGTCAAAGCTGTTGTGCGCTTCAAAGCCAAGCCATTGCACCCAATTTTGTGGCTTCTGCTTTTTTCCTTGACGTTGCCAGCCTTTAGTAAATTGATTGACACCTTCGCCACCCCATTTACCAATAAAGCCACCAACTTTTGCACCAAGAGCAGCGCCTAACGGACCGCCAAAGTAAAGACCAATGCCACCTCCAATGCCAGCACCAATGCCTTTACCAATATCTTGGCTTCGTTTATCGGCGCTGTGACGATCTTGAAAAGCTTTGAAGAAAGAAGCGCCAGAATCAATAGCAACGCCAGCACCGGCGACACCAGTAGCAAGACGACCAGCACCAGTTAAGCCTTTCAGCCCACCAGCACTTCTGATTGACTGCAAAGAGCCGTTCAGAAGCTTGCCTTTGCCAGTAAGTTTTCCAGCACCAGCGCCTTTGTTGAAAAGATCACCGAGTGTTGAAGAAACACCCTTTTTAGAAATTTCTTTGCCAGTGATTGCTTTTGTTGCATCTGCTATGCCGTTAAGTATTGCAGATGAGCCTTTCAAAGCATCTATTGACTTCTTGACATCGCCAAGAAATGCAATGAACTTCAAGCCTTTTGCAACTGTGTAGCCAGCTAAAATAGCACCGCCAATAGCCTTGAGCGTACCTTTGTGGGTTGTGCCCCACTTGATGAACTTAACAAGACCATTAGCAACATGAGCAACTGCACCACCAACATCTTTTTGAAACTTCTTACCGTCCTTAGATAGCAAGAACTTTGCAAGTGCATTGCTGGCTTGGTTAATTGCTGGCAAAACAGCGTTGCCTAGCGTCATCTTAAACGCATTCATCGCTTGCTTTGCGCTGTTGGCACTACCCTGCGCAGTGCCCATGTTTTTAGCGGCTAGCTTAGCAACGTATGTGCCTGTCTTTCCTGCTTTTTCTGTTCTCTTAGTAAGTCCTTCGACTTCCTTCGAACTTTTAGCAAGAATCATCGCACCATTCATGCCAGACGTTCCAAAAATTGACTTGAAGAAGCCGTTTTTATCAGAGCCACCCTTGCTGTGTTCTTCGATATGTTTATAAAGGACTCCCATGTCTGTGGATAAGCTCTTTAAGTTACCGTGAGCATCGAGCATCTCGGACTTCTTAATACCTAACTTGTCAAAGATTGAATTCTTTTTGCCAATCTTATTGATCTGGTTAGTCAGTCCGTTAATGGTTGCTCTAAGAGCAGTACCAGCCTTATCAGATTCAAGACCGTTGTTAGACAAGACGCCTAATGCTGACGCTGTTTCTGCCAGACTGATATTGTTAGCCTTTGCCGCCGTACCAACGTACGACATAGCCGTACCTAAATCACCGAATCCAGTAGAAGTTGCGTCAGCCGAGTAGGCTAATTCGTTAACTACCTTTCGGGTATTTGACAGCATTTTGCCTGTGCTATTGGCACGCATACCGAAAGCATCAAGAACCTGTGAAGATACCGTGGTGACGTCTGAGAATTTGTCGCCACTAGCTACAGAAGCTTGAAGTTCTGTCTTCAAAGCCCCGACAGCTTGCTTTGTTGTGTAGCCTCGTTTTACTAAGTCTTCATACCCTGCGGCTATTTCTTGTTGTGACTTGCCATACTTGATTGACATGTCACGCCCTTGCCGTTGCATTTCAGTAATTGACTTGGTAACTTCTCTTTGCTTTTCACCGCCAAGAACTGCAAGGTTATTTATTTCTCTGTATCTTTGCTGTAATGCGCCAGCCATTTTAGCGCCGGACATTGCAGTAGCACCAACCGTTGCAATACCAGCCGCCGCAACACCAGCACCAGTCTTCATTGATTCAAAGGCATTGTGCAAGTGAGTTTTAGCGCTTGTTATTGCAGTAGTGGCACGTTTAGCGCCTATTGTTATTCGATTAAAGCCAGTCGGGTGAAGTCGCTCTTGCTCTTTTTGTAAGTTGCTGATTGAAGTAGCAGTGGCGTTAATCCGCACCTGTTGCTCTTTGTATGTCTCGCTTGTCTTGCCAGACTTTTCAGCAATCTTTCCGAGTTGAGTTTCAAGTGACTTTTGTTTGTTGTTTAAATAGTTAAGCGATTCAGCATAAGCCTTTGACTTAACTTTGTTGGCTTCGTATGTCTTGCCTTCTGCTTGCAGTCTTTGCACGTATGAAGCTGTGACTGCTGACATGTGGTTGATTTCTGCTGGCAAGCCCCGTGGAGCGTGCATTCCAGAAAACCGAGTGTCAACTTTCTTCAAACTTTCATACATTGCGTTGATCGCTTTGTTGGCTTTTAAGACGCTGTCAAAGTTTGTGTCAATACCTAGACTGTAGGTCTCGTGTTGTGCCATTCGTGTTCAACCTCCTTTCTATTTTTGGCAAAATAAAAAAGCTTAGATTGGTTACTTCTGACCGCCTCCTAGAGCTTTTGCAACACCGACCATAGTCGAGGTATTAGTAAATTCAAATTTATCCTTTTCTTCTCTCTGTACGATTTCCCAGAGTATTTGTTGCTGACTGCGAGTAGTGTTTTTGACCAAGTCATACGGTAGCCCGTGCATGACCAGCCTTATCACGTCCTCGTATCTGTCAGCTTTTTGTTTGACCTCTCTAGTCGAGGTCGCCTGCAAGCCCGTTGTTAAGAAAATTCAAGACTTTTCCAGCAACTTCTGAATAGCCCTTGTGGTAGTTCCAGAAGTCTAAGCTCTTAACTTGTGGGAATGAGATAACACCGTTGTCAACAGCGCCTTGCATTAATTGAGTAAAGTCAACGTTGCCAGTTGCATCAGTAGTTGCATCGTCTTCAATTTGTGAAGCAATAGCAGTGCCTGGAAATGCAAGAATCATGTGGTATTGGTACTTAGTACCTTCATTTACCACGATTGTTTCAGTCTTGCCGAATTGGTTAGGAATAGTAGCGCCTTGAAGTTCCTTTGCGAAAAATGCACGCTTGTCGGCTTCTGACATCTTTGAGATGTCTGGAGTGCCAGTTGAAGCAGTGTCATCTTGCTTTACTTCTTTGTCCTTAACGTCTTCGTTGTTGGTTACAGTTACTTCTGTTTCGTTTTGGTTATCCATGAGTTAATTCTCCTTTTAAATTTCAGATAATACAGACTTGTCGGTGACATTAATTGCGTGAACAGTGTATTGACGTTCGCCAGCAGTAGCTGCCGCACCACCGTCGGCTTTCTTTGCAATGTAGCAGTGAACTGCAGTGTATTGCTTTGAGCCGTCACAAGCATCAACGTTGAAACCGCCGTCTCTTGCTTCGTCTGCTAATTCATCAAGAACAGCGATTGAAGGTGACATTTGGTTAATAGTCAAAGTGAAAGTACCACCAGACTTGTGTTGACGTGATGCAACACCAGTACCGCTTGGGTCTTGTGCCACAGAAACATTGTCGTTGTCATAAGCAAATGTGAAGTAAGCATCAGCACCAAAGCCGAAGATTTCCTTGCCGTCAGCGTTGAAGTAGACATTGTTAGTGTCATAAGTGCCCATTAAACCAGTTTGTGATGAGTTATGATTTGCCATGTGTTATTGCTCCTTTCTAATTAGTTCAAAATAGTGTCTGAGTTAACAGTGCCGTGTACAGTGATGCTGTGGATAGCACCAGAAGCATGGTAAGTAAATGAAAGACCGCCGTAGTGACGCTTTGAAAGGTCGTTTCTTGATTGAGCGCTTCTTGGAGTTGCAGTGACGTTGTAGTCGCCTTTACCGTTCGATTCGTTGGTTAACACAATTCCTTGCTCCCATGCTTGTTCAAGGACAGTGATTGCCACGCCTTGAATCATGTTGATGCCGCTTTGTTCGTATGGAATCTTGTTGTTTGATTGAAGCAATCTTTCCAATCTATTTTGCATTTCAGTCTTGACCCACAAAACGCCGTGCAAGGTGTCGATGTATTCGCCACTTAAGGAAGTGCCTTCACTGGTCTCGCCTTGTCCTGCCACTTCCACATAAGCGATTGCGTAGCAAGCTGTGATGCCATTTAATTCGTTCACAGTCAGCAAGTCTGGTGTAATACCTACTAAGTTTCTAAACTTCCAAGTAGTTGAGCCAACAGTGAGCAATGCAGTTGAACCAAGTAAAGCTGCGTCCATTGGTTCTGATAAGTCGTGAACAAGACCGATAGTGTAGTTTTGACCACGGTAGCTTTCATAAGCGCCAGCATCTGCTGATTGAAGCACTAAGAAGTGGTCCTTGTTAGCTTCAAAGACGTTTGAAAGGCTCAAGGTTTCATCGCCGACCTTTGATTCTGCTTGGATTGCAAAAGTCCAGTCGAAGTACCAGAAGGCTTCTAAACTGTCATAGAGCTTTGCTGGGTCGTAAGTAAGAACTGCAATACGGTCGGAAGGGTTGGCTTGTGCAAAGTAAGCTGATGCTTTTTTGTAGATACCAGCTTCTTCGCCATAGTCATAACTGACAGCGTCCACGTTTGAATATTCCACGTAAGTAGCGCCACTCTTGGTGTCTGTCTTACGCATGTAAACGCCGTTTTCACGGTCATGTACTGTCAAGCCGAGATTGTTTCTCTCGCTTGAAGTATCTGGATTTTTGAGTTGCTCAACGTTAGGGTTGAGGATTAAAACGTTGCCCAAACCAACAATGCGTGGTGGGTGGACAATGGTCATTAAAACGTCAACATCTGATACACGTTGATAGGCTGATACAGTCTTTTGAATAGATTGTGGTGTTGATTGATCTGCCATATAAACCTCCTAATTTTTTTCTTTGCTTGCATCGAATGTGTCGCCTTCGAGCTTGTCGACAGCATGAACAGACTGGATGTCTGTCTTGCTGTACTCGTAGTCGAGTTCTGGTGCGTTGTATTTCTTTGTTCCGTTTATTAAAAAAGAGCAGTCGAAGCCAAAATCTTGATCGTAGTTTTCAGCGGTCAAGACTGTTCGATTGCTCGAGTTTGTTATTTGTGTTGGCAAGATATTAACTTGCTTGAAAAATCGGATATATCCAGTGTCATGCAATGCTTCAGATAAGCGTTGTGATAGCATCATTGCTTCAAGTTGCCGTGTACTATGCACATCAAGCTGTACAACTGACGTATATTGACGCCCGTCTTCTAGCCAGTCACCTGTTGTCTCTGTTTCGGGAATAACAATGTTATAAGTGACCACTGGATATTCTTCTATTGGTGGCGTGCGATTTGCTGGCACTACCTTGCAGTTAATAGCTTGCTTTGAGACTTCTTGCAAAATAAAAAGAGCTAGTGGAAGCCCACTAAGCTCTGTCTGACTTGTTGTCATGCTCGCTATCACCTTTTAGAGAGTAAATAATAAGATCACTGTAGCCGTGGTAAGAAGAGCGACCAGTGACCTTATATGTGCCGTCATGCGTTGATACTTTAACGATGCTATCAACTGGATAATCACCATTTGAGAGCCAGATTAAGTCGTTCTGAAGCTCAACACCGCCAGTTATGATCTGTGCCAGTTGAGTGTCACTTGAACTAACTGGCAATACTGGCTCGTGTAGCTTGTCTGGCTCAGTCTGTGATAGATCAGCTCCTGTTGGCTCGTCATCGCCAAACAGTGAGCTTGTGTCATCGTTCTGTTTAATCTTGTCATAAGACCAAACTTGCAGATCAACGCCGTATTTTTTGAGAATATTTGCTACTTTCAAAAACATTGCTATACCCTCACAATCTTGTATGTAACGTGTTTGATTAATGAGCCTGTATCAACAAGTGGGTTATTAGTGCCTCGCTTATTGTCAATGGTTAACGGCGCATTGCCTGGCTTAGTCCAGCGCATGATACTTTCACGTACATCTGACACACCAGTTTTGCCGAGTTTAACAAGCAAGTCATGACCTGTTTTGTCATCGTAGACAATTTCATCAATGCCAACTTTGACAAGTCTTCTATACTTGCGTTGATTGTCGTAAAACGCCTTACGCAAAAATGGTCTGGCTGGAATCTTGACGTGATCTAATAAGTAAAATAAAACAACGTATTTTCCGTTTTCAGTGACACCAGCAGACTTGCCAGAACCTGCAACAAAGAAAGCTTTGCCGAGTTTGTTTGCAACATCTTTGGCTGTCACTGATTTTCCATACTTCTTGATAGCTTCACGACTAGGTATCCAGAGCTTGCCACTCTTGTTATGCGCCACAATTTTTGCACCGTATTCATTGGCTCTGACTATGGTTAGTAATTGACCGTCACGATCACCGAAGAAACCAATCTGCACTTCGTGTGTTTTCAGATATTTAAGCTCTTTTGTGATCTTATTGAAGTCAATATTGCCGTTCTTTTCAAGCGTCAATGTTGCACCACGGCGTAGTGAGTAGTGCCACCGTTTCCATACAAGTTATACAAACGCATGTATGCCTGCCCCCACGGAGAACGATTAAGCCAGTCGAGTTTGCTTGTGTCAGCATAATGTTCTTCAATAACGTCAATCTTTTCAGATGTAAGATTTTTTGCACCGTCACCGCTTGTTGTGATGAGGTGCATAGTCATATATCTTGTTGCCATGTCACGCACTGGAAGCTGATTGCCGTCTATATCAGTAACAAACTTTGGAAAGCCGTCACTGATTGCAATTAGCTGAGCATCGCTTATTAGTGCGTTAATGGTGTCGTCTGATAAGTCTCCGGTTAAATCTGGGTCAAGCATCTTGATAATTTCAGCATTTACAGTAACTGGATTATCCATAGGCTCTCACCTACTTAACATTCTTTGGATCGTTGATGCCCTTTAATTGAACGAATGCGTGTGGGTAGTACATTACTAAACCGCCGAGACGTTCAACGTATGGAATAGTGGTCCAGCCGTTGTGATATTCCTGTTGCAAGGCATGAACTTGTTGTGCGATAGGAATTTGAGCGATTGATTGGTCATTTAAGAAGATGTAACCAAGATCATTCTTGTTGCCCTTTGCACCGAAGTATTGGTGTTCAAATTCTGGAATAGCCTTAATTTGACTGAACCAAGGTGAAATCATGTTAAGAACAGTCATTTGAGGGTTGTAATCGTTATATGGACGGTTCAAACGGTCGATAGCTGATTGAGGCAATCCCAAGATAGGCTTTGCATTTGAGTAGCCTGCTAAGTGGGTAATCATGCCGACTACATCTTGGAACCAGTTTCTGATCTTCAAGTTGTTGTTTGCAGTAGTAGCGTTGTCGCCGTCTACAAACATGTCGTCAAAGGCAACTGGTGCAGTAGCTTCTTGCACGCCCAATGTCTTTGCTGAGTCAGTAAGACCGTTAATATTCAAAGCTGGATTTGAGTTATGTTTACCATTAAAGATAATCTTGTTTTCAGCTTCTGCCATTGCTCTTCTAGCTCTGATTGCCATTGGATTAAGAATGTCAATATTAGCTTGTTGAGCTTCACCAACTTGTTGACGTGAGTATCTGATAGCAATACCGATGTCAGTTAAGTTGCTGGAAGCTTCGGTCATGTTAAGGTCTACTACTGGCAAGTTATCTGCACCGTCTACATAGTCGGTAGCTTGACCAGAAGTAGTCATAACCTTGTATCTAGTTGATGGAGTCCATGCTGGCACTTGGAAAGTGCGGAACAAGGACATTGCAGTTAATTCTCGTTGATTTGGTTGACGAACAGTGTTGTCAACATAAGTTAATTGTTCTCTTGTTAAATAAGCCATTGCTTACTACTTACCCCCATCCTTAGTTACACCGCTTGAAGTGCCTGCACTAGCTGGTACTGTTGCCTTGGTAGTGTCGGCTTGAAGTGAGTTAGGGTCTTCAATACCAGTGCCAGTTACAACATCGTTTGCAAATTGAATGCGTGTTTGCATTCTTGCAGTTGAGCCAGCATTTGCAGAACTTAAAAAGACACCAACGATTTGATCGCTAGTGCCTGCTACTTTGAAGTTGCCGTCTGTATCGACTGCAGCATTTTCATTTGCATTAACATCGACGTTTACTGGTACATAGATAGTGCCGTCACGAAGTACGCCGATCATTTCTCCTTGTTCCCACTTTTCATCTTTGATTAAGTCTGGGTATAAGTGGTCTGCGTTGGTGTGGTATCTCTTAACAGCAACGCCAAAGATATGTCCCGTAGTTGCTGGGATAACAGTGCCGTCCTTGATTTGGACGCCTTGACCATAGCCAACAGCTTGACCAACTTGTTCGGTATCAATTACTGCGGTTTCAAGGTCTGATACAGTACCAGCACTGATTGAGCCAGTGTTGTATAATTCGCCGTCTGGAATCATTAATCATTTCCTCCTTGCTTTTCGATCATGTCTGCCAAGTGGTAGCGGTCGAAGGTTTCATCTTCTGCTGAATCAGTCTTTGCTACTGAATCTTGAAAGCCTACGACTGAGCTTGGCTTGTGGTTGTCTTCGAGTGAATCAAAATAAGCGTCAACGTAGTCATCAGACTTGTTTTCAAAGTCGATGCTGTCGTTAACGCTCTTAATTGCTTCAATCTTCATGTCTCTTTCTGACTTACCTTTAAAGTCGAAGCTGTCGCCCACAAAAGGCTTAACTTCTGCGATTAAGTCCATGCGCTTTGCAACTGCTTCGTCTAACGCATCGGCGTTGAACTTCTTCTTGTAGTCAGATAATTCTTTTTCTGCTGAATCAGCCTTTGCTTGTGCCTTATCTGCGTTGGCTTGGCTTTCATCTGCTTTGCCTTGCAACTTGTCAAGTTGGGCTTGTGCATCTGCAATTTGCTTCTTCAAATCTGCGATCTTCTTTGCCTTGTCGCCAGCGTCAGCATCAAGCTTTGTTACTTTGCTTACATCATTAGAAGCAACAGTGATGTCGCTACCGTCTGATAAGTGAACTACTTTGTAATCCATTTCTTGCTTTTCTCCTTTGTCGTCTATAACCATTTCTGCGCTATCGCCATGTAAATTGAGCGTGTGACCCCCTCTAGCTCGGTCAACGATAGCAACGTGATTGATTTGAATATTGCGTTGCACAGAATCGTAGTGCATGCCATTAAACTCACCAGCGGTGGGTACAATCTCGGTCTGGAAGCCTATTGAAAGCTCCTGCTTGCCTTTCTGAATCTTTTTGATTAAGGCACTGTCAGTTACAGTCATGTCGACTTTGATTCGGTCTCCGTCAACGTGAGCGTTCTCTGCAGTAAATCCTTTCATGTACTTGTTGGTGTTGTTGATTGTTACTGGCTCGGTTGGGTGGTCATCTGTAACAGGCTTTGCATTAGCACTGCCAACAGTTGAATCATTTAAAAGATCATCTGGAAGCTTTGCTTCTTTGGTCCATGAATCGTCTGGTCTTCTGTAATCGAAGACACCAACACGAGCAATAGGAACATCTTTTGCATGCAAAAAGCCCGTCTGTGGGTCAACAGACAGGCTATTGATTTGTGCAGTATCGTACCGTACAGGCATTATTCACCTGCTGGCACTGGTACTGGCTTGTTTGGAATATAGATTGTTTGGTTAGGACGAATAGCAAGAGTAGCTTTGTTGATATGGTTGAAGTAACGAAGTTGTTGCAAAGCAACGTGGTTAGCTTCTGCAATATCAAACAAGCTTTCACCGTCTTGTACTTGGTGTGTCTTGCAGTCTGAATAATCAAACATTCCTGTTGGGTCTTTTGCCATTGGTTTCACCTCCTTCTTTGGAATAAAAAGCTCTGCATTTGCCTCTGTTTCTGCTTTTTTGATACCTGCATTAGCTACTTGCTTTCCAGCTTCTGCAATAGTTTCCTTTGCAACTTCGATTGGTTTTGTTACAGTCGGAGCGACTGTCGTTTGTTTTGGTTGTGTTGGTTGATTATCCATGTTATTTTCTCCTTAAATTTCACAAAGTCTGCGTAATTTTGGGTACAGAAAAAGAGCCTTCTCGCAATGAGAAAGCTCTAATTGTTATTCAGTTTTAATCCACTGCCTCCTGATAACAACGGCATCGAATAGGCTCGCCAGGTAGCTGTCCGTTGTCGCCACCGTTTGGGTCATCATACTTGAAGACTTTGCCGTCCAGCTCTCTGTGCTTTGGTCTAACACGACCGTCTTCCATTGAGCGCCATATGTACTTTGTAGAGCCACTTTGTTGGTTTCTGTATGCGTCAAGCTGTGACAGTATTTTTCCTGTCTGATCGGTTGCTATTAAGTCAGCGTGGCGCAATGCCATGCCAGTTCTGTTTGAAATAGCGTGCGACAAATCAGAAATACCAGAGCCTTGATTAATTAATCTAAACACATCGCCTTGAAGCTGATTTATGTACCGCTGACGCATTGTTTTGATTAGATTGGTATTCTCTATGATCTTGGATTGAGCGTACTCACGAAGCTTAGGATTGCGGTTAAACGGATTGATTGCAACAGGGTCAGCTTTCATGGTGATTATTCCACGCCTTTGAGTTGTCTTCGTTTCTGAAAACTTGTCAACAGCATAAACAAACTGCATCGCAATGTTGTGTTCTTTTTGCTCTTCGTAATATCCGCTTACTGACACACTAAAAAGGTCAAGTGCCTGCTGTACTGCGTGCGTCCAATCTGGATTGTCGCTGTTGTCAGCATCAGTTAACATCTTTGTCCCGCCTGTTACATAAGGCTTAATGCTGTTCAGCATCTTGTTTGCTTGTGTTTGCCATGATCTGACCAGCTTGCCTAACTGACGGTAGTATGAGCGCTCAATTTTGATCGGATAGCCGTTTCTATGCCTTGCCATGATGAGCCACCTCTAAATCTTTTTTGTACTGCTCAACCTGTTCTGGCGTATACCGGCTCTCAAACTCTGCTTCTTCGTCTGCTGAATCTGTTTCAAGGTTCTGGCTTGATTGAATTTGATTGTTGCTCATACCATTAAGGCTTGCCATTGCTTCGTCTGGTGCTTGCATTCCTGCGCCAACACGAGCAACTGCGGCTTGAGTGTTAATCAAGTTAGTTTGTGCCATTGTCTTGTCATCTGGAGTCCATAATCTATTGAACTCAATGTGCCAATCTATTGTGTCTGGGTCAACAGAACCGTCACCAACATCTTGTGCCCAGAATAAAAGCTTGACGATCTTTTCAATTTCTGGCTTGAGTTGTTGATCTTGAATAGCCTTAACAGTGTCATAGTAATTGGCAACGTCTTGCGATGCACCTGCCAATGTTCCAGCTTGCTCACCAGTTAGCACGCTCTTTGGAATATTTGATGCCGCTGCTAAGTCCTGCCAAGCAAAGTCCAACAAGGTATTGATGCCGTTGGTTGGCGTTGACAGCTTAACAATATCGTCTTCACTGTTAATAAACGCCGTGGCTTCTGTGTTTAAGCTCTGCGACATTTCTTCTTTATCTTTGCGGAACTCAACTGGACTTTCGCCCATTAGGTTGTCAGACTTAACAATTTTGAAAGTAAACTCACGAAGCATTTTACCGACTGTCTCTGTTGCAATGCCCATGTTTTTAATTTGATTCTGGCAACGCTGAATAACGGAAGTGCCGTGCAAGTCATCTTCAAACTTATCTAATGAAATGTGACAGTAGCGTGATTGATCTATTACTACTGGGTCAATCGGCTTTTCGTTAAGCACTGGCTCGCCTTGCTTGTTAATCGTAGAGCCGTTTGTTGTCGGCACAACTACGATCGCTTGCTCTTTGCCGTAGTTGATGCTTGTTGGGTCGTCATTGGTTTGGTACGCCTTGATATGTGACTGCCCGAATGCGTGAACAAAAGCCACGTCTAAGAGGTTTTCTGGGTCAATAGGTGTATCTGTACTTGTTGCACTTAATTCCTTAACGCCAATGGTTAAATAGCCGTCTCCGTTGCTTCGTTGAAAGACAATCTGCTGAGCAAGAACAGCTTGAAGGTTTAGGCTATCCAGTTTCTGTTGCATTTGCTGTTGAAGCTTTTCATCGTGAGAAATAACAATCCTGAATCCGTTTCTAGTTGCGTCTTCTGCTGGCTTTGATACTACCTTATGAGTTATAGCGTCCGTCTTGTATTGATTGTCTAGGTCTTGATAGTCTTCCCTTGTTAGCTCATATCTAAAGCCTAACTGCTGATAGCGTGTTTTAGGGTTAAGGTCTAGCGAATCATTTCTGACAACGCTTGGCGCTCTTTTATTTTTTGCCATGTTATCCTCCTTCCTAGAATCTCATAACTGGTCTGTTACTGTTTCTTAATAGCCGCCGTAATGCGTAAACCATCGAGTCCACGTTGTCATCGTGCGGCATATTTGGGAAGCCTAGAATTTCAGCTATCCAGTCTTTAATCTCTGGGTGCCATGCGGGATGCGGTATATAAACCTGTCCAGCTTCCCACATTGGAGATACTGACGCCGCACGTGCTTCCTTGCTGTCTGCACCTGGTGAGACCGGCATAATGCCTGGAATCTCACGTCTAAGCGTGTCAATGATTGCCGGACCGTTTGCTTTGTCCTCCACTAGCTTTACAGTAGCGTCAGGATACATGCGGGACATGGCTCTAATAGCGTCTAGTGTCTCAGTAAAGCTTAAACGTTTGTGGCACCAGTTAGGGCGCAGGTAGCAATTAGCGCCACGCCGTGACCAAACTTGACCTGCTACAAAGTCGTCATTAGCCTTACTTTTAAAAGTTGCATCCCATGCTTGAACGGTCTGATCTAGGTGACGTGGTAGAATCACCGCATCTTTGTCGGTTAATCCTAACCTTGCCTGTGTTTCCCTGCTGTCCACGTAGTACTTTACCCATTCATCTTTGAAGATGTTACCGCCCTCAATAATTGGGCTTTGCTGGTAAAGAGCCGTAAACTTGACCGTCCCCATGTCGTGCTTGTGAGTAAGTAATTCATCTAGCGTGTGCAATTGCGGGCACAGAGGCTCGCCGTTCTTACGTCCAATTGCGTCTGTTGTCCCTGCTGGGATATCCTCCGCAATGGCTGGCAATTTGATTTCTTCCCATGGTAGGGATGACTCAGATAGCAAGCGCCCTGCTAGGTCGTCTGTTTGCCATCTGGTCATGATCACGATAACTGAGCCGCCTTTTTGCAGACGAGGGTAAAATGTCAAATTCCATTCGTCCCAGATTTTATCCTTGACGGTCATAGAGTGGGCTTCTTCTGCGTTTTTCACGGGGTCGTCAATAACCAAAAGATCGGCACTCATACCAGTAGCACCACCAAGAACAGAAGTAGCATAGAAGCCACCTCTGTGGTCCTGTACGGTGAATGTTTGGGCTGTATTCTTGCCTGTTTTGAGGTTGAACAACGGACCCGACCAATCAGAAAAAGCACGCCTGTTGCTTGCCGCGAACTGACTATATAAGTCTTGTGAGTAAGCGACTATCATGGCGTGCTTATCTGGATATTTCATTAAATAATAACTTGGAAAAGTTTTCGTTATAGTTAAGCTTTTTCCATGCTGTGGTGGCATAGAAATTATGTAAAAATGCTGTTCACCGTCCGCTATCTTTTGCAGTTTCTCGGTGATCAGCTTGGTATGTGGGTACATACGCATACTTGGATTAGCCAGCAAAAAGTAATCACTGTAACTTCGCCTTGCAAGTGATTCCTTTGCAGCTAACGCAATGCCGTTCTTTTCAGCGGCTGTCAGCTTAATCATCGTCTTCACCTGCTAACTTCGCTAAATTGCGTAATTCCTCAGTGCTTAGCTTGTCCATCTTCTCACGGGTCTTGTCAGCAACGGTGTGGAGTTGTTCGGCTTGTGCCTTTGCTACCTGCGCCTCTGCTTGTGCCTTAATGGCTTCGGCTTGTGCCTTCTTAATTTGGGCTTTATCAGCATCAGAAACAGGATAGCGTTTCAAGATCTCTTTCAGTGCATTTAACATGTCGGCTGGTTTGGGCACTACTAGCTCAGGCTTGGGCTCATTCTTTTCATTTAGAGCTATCATTTTGATAAACGGTTCGCCTCTAGCAATTTTGGAAAGCTGCTCTAATGCTTCCTTGACTCCCATAATCTTGGCATCATCAAGCTTTTTCATGCGTTGATCTATATAATCCTTAACTAAGGGTTTTCTAAGGGTAGCAATTGCTTCTGTATGAATAGATGCATCAGCCATATTCTTAGTAGAATAGGCTTTCTTATAAGCTTCGGTGGCGTTGCCGGTCTTAATGTACTCATCGGCAAACTTCTTCTGTTTAACTGTCAACTTTTGACCACTCAACCGGCTTCACCTCCTTAAATTTGAGCATAAAAAATAAGCGTCGCCTTTTGACAACGCCTACTTCTTGGCTGACCAAGTCCAATTTCGATAATGGTTTATATACTCCGATGCGCTAGTTTCTTTGTTAATTGCCTTTTTTGCCCCACCTGCTTTTTTACCAAACGAGCTACTTCTTCCGCCCATTATTTCTTCTTTCTTGCTCTGTAATCACTCATTGCCTTTGCTACCTTATTGTATGATTCTGGCAGCATATTCATACTACTTGATTTTAATTCATTTAACGACTTGAAGTCTACGGCACCAGACTTATACTTTTTACTTTTCCCAATGGCTACTGTATCAGGGGTATTTCCTGTAAAGTCCCCTCGTATATCGCCACTAATACGACCAAGATGCCAGCCTTGCTTTGTTTTTGTTAGTGTATATACACCTATACTACCACCAGACGTAAAGTCATTTTCTTGATGATCAGTTGTTGAGAAAGTATATATATAATGTCCATTACCAACATGTGCAGTTAATTCACCTGCATCCATACCGTGTAACATGTCATTAACCCGCTTATACGCCGTACCTTCAAAGTCATCTTCGTCCTTATCAGCCTTTACAGTTCGGGATAGAAGCGTTCCACCCCCCCCGAACTGATTTTTTGTTAAATGAACTTGATCTACCGCCCATTACTATCTCCTTTTTTCAATTCCTGTTTTTGGATCAATTTCAGGATAACCATGCCCTTTAAATCCTTTAATCCGTTTACCCGTTTTCCAATCAATACCACGTTTAGCTAAGACACGACGTGCTGCTTGTGTGTGAGGGCGATCAGGTAAACCGTTTGCACTAATAAACATTCTTTCTGCTTGTGTTCTAGGTCTAACCTTACCTGATTTAACGAGTTCAGTATACTCTTTTTGCCTCTTGGTTCTTTCGGAATAATATTTTTCTTGTGCGTCCTTAACAGTCCTGTTAAGAGTCTTCATTTGATGATTAGTTAAATTTCTTAGCTTATCATCCATAACGCCACTCATTGGATCAGCAACACCATATCTGGCTAAATACTCATCTTCATCCAGAACTTTAGGTGAGGCTTTACCCCCCCAGATTTCCTAAAACTTCCTGATCTACCACCCATTAGTCGTTGCTTCCTTCCATTTATCTGTGAATGCCTTTACATGAACTATGTTGCCCTTGCATTGCTCTGGCACTTTTCCATAAAAAATAATGGTCGAGGGATTTAATCTCTCAACCATCTTGTAATATCCTGCTATAAAATCGGCTAAAACATCGGCACAACCAACGCTGGATACAGCTACGGTGCTCTCGCGTGGTTCACCATCAAAACACCAGTCAAAGCTATCTGGCGTTGACCAACTAATTGTTGGAATCACATGCACGCCGTGTGCTTGCAAATATGCAGCTACCCAGTGCTTTCTAAAATGATTATAGATATTAAGCACGTTTGGAAAATCCGTGTACGTGCTAAAATCTGGGCTCATAACGAAGTCGAACTCTTTCAGCATATCTATATATTTTTCTGGATATTTCCATATACGCGTGAACTGGTAATCGTCTAAGAAAAAATGTATGCCTTTACCTTTTCTTTTTTGCGTGGTTCTTGCTGAATTGAAGCCAATCCACTCAACGTGGTGGTACTCTTCTGGCTCAATCACGGGAATATCGTACATCCCCACGCCGTCAAATATGGCTTTCTCCTGATTTTCCCAGCTATTTCGCGAATACTTGTACGTTTGCATCATGACAAACCCTTGCATTCCCACATATTAGTATTTTTAACAGATGGCAGCTTAATTTCATCCCCATCACTCATATACACAAAAACGGTGTTTCTGTACGATTCCTGATTTTTCGGGCCATATGTTCTCCTCACAGTAAGAAGAACTGGAACGATGTACATTTCGTCGCCATCCATGTTTTCTATCGTTTGAATATGTAGAACACTTTTAAGGGCTTTCTTACCAAAGGCGTCCCTTATGTCCCCAACAGCGTGCCACTTTTCTAGTTCTTGCAAACTATCAGAAAGTGGACGTCGTTTTTCGATTTCATCAAACATTTAATTTCTTGCTCCATTTGTCTATAAATTCTTGTGGTTGCATCCCTGTATCAGCGATAAACCAATCAGTGAATTCTTTGTCTACGTCATTTTCAACACAATAAATAGCGCGTTGTATTCTGCGCTCTAATAGCGACCCTCTAAGCGGATTTTTAACGCCGTGGTATCTTCTACGTTTATGTGCCACAGCCTCGCCTATGGTCTTATTTTCTTGTGTTAGCGGGTGTCTTAATCCTTCCATGAATCTCCATACTTTTCTATGTACTCTTGTGGCATCATGCCCGCTTTCTGTTTAAACGCCACAAACTTGATCATGTCTACTGCTTTGTTGCTGGTGTTGTACTTAACCAAATGTTTGGCTTCTTGGACCAGCTTATAATGCTTTCTAAGCTCGTAATACTTTTCTGGGGTCAATTAGTCATCCTCCACGCTTAAATCGCTGATACGCATGTCTAAGACGTTGACCACGGTCATCATCGCATTACGCTGGATCTTCAATAGCTTAACTTGATAGTCTGACACGCCTAACGGATTGATAATTTTATTGTCAATCTTTAATAAATTGTCTTGTAAATGTTGCTTTTCATCGGTTAGCTTGCTGACTAATGTCTTGTTTTGCATGCTCTCTTGATCCTCCTTGTGTAAAAACGTGCTCTCGTAGTCCTCAATGCTTGGTACTACTGACTTAGGTATAGGAATTATTAGTTCTGGTTCATCTTGCTTGATTTCAGCTTCTTTGATGTCGTCCTCTGGTGGGCGATATTTCGATTCGTGCCAAAAACCGCCTCTTTTTGGTGTAGCCTTACTGTTTTTTTCTTCAACCCACTTGGCTAGCGATTTGTCTGGCTTATCTGGTTTTTTGTGATACATTTTACTCCCTAGAAACACAAAAAAGACATCACACGAAATGTGCAATGTCTTCAATGTTTATTTAGTTTTATGGTGGCTGAAAGATTTGAACTTTCAAAGCCTTTCGGCGACAGTTTTACAGACTGCTTGCGTTAGCCATTTGCATAAGCCACCATGATGACCTAATCGGGACTTGCACCCGAAATATGCATAAAGCATGGTTTTCAATTAGCCTACCAGGTCTATAGGACGCATCGGAATTGAACCGATAAGGGACTTTTACGCCAGTGCAGACAGCTCTAATCCCAAGTAGTACGCGTCTTACTTTTAGCTCTTCCATCGGCTAACTACGTCCTACGACAGACTCACCAGGATTCGAACCTAGATTACTGGTTTTGGAGACCAGCCGCTTGCCGCTTAGCAATGAGTCTAAAAGCCACAGTACGACTGTGGTTTTCTAACTATATAGATAACAGTTAGAAGGGTTAGAAATGAATAAATTTTGAACTTCAAAAAGAGCATATATTTGAGCCTTTTACAGCTCAATAGGGAGTGTGGGACTCGAACCCACGATCCTTGCAACGCTCTACCATCTGAGCTAACTCCCTACCTGATCAAATGAGGTACAAGATGCTTGCTTTAAGCTACTCTTTTACAATTTCTGGCTCTTAGCTTTCTCTGCTTTATGTCGGAATGCAGACGTCCTCCACCGACTTTGCTCACGAAATCAACCTCAACGGTCTGTGCCGGAATCGAACCGACGTTTCCGCATAGACAGTGCGGCGCCCTAGACCTCTGGACTAACAGACCATGTGCACGCATTTTTCAGCGTGTCTAACTTAACCTTGATGCAAGACTGGTTATTACCTCACATCTTCGCTTTATTTTCTATCGTCGCTAGCTCTCCGAACCGACGAATAGGAATAGCTGGATTCGAACCAACAAATTGCGAGACCAAAGCCCGTTGCCTTACCGTTTGGCTATATTCCTAGTTATGCGGGTGGCTATTAACCACTTGAACTTGTTAAATCGTTGATTATTCAGTCACAAGTTTAAGCAAGTCGCAATATGAAGGAGCGACCCTATATCTCTTGCTTAATTTAATTCTTGGTGAGGGTTTGTCCTCCAGCTTTCACCCAACAATGCGAATTAGATTTGGATTTTCAGTCCTAATTATATGCATATTATAGGTTCCACGGTTTGGGCTACTTGTACGGCACGTATCAGTTATACCCACATTTCTGTGGATCATCGTGGACCGAGATTTTAGTTTACATTTACCTCGTGGTTCCCTGGCATGTCTGCCAGATCAGCGTGAGACTGCTTTACACGGAGCGCCTAAATCTCCGCCGGCAATTGTAATCCCGCTGACATTGTGCCTACTTTATCAATAATTTAATGCTTTCTCACTCAACCAACGACACCTATTTCCTTTTCGGTGTAGGTCAACCAAAGATATTGCCCTTTGGCTTGTCTGAAATTCCGTCGGTATCCCGGCAAAACGTCGCTGTCGATTTATAGATTGAATGGCGTGAACCCTGTCACAGGTTTATACACACGCTTCCGCATATAAGCAGTGAGGGAATCCAACCCCCGCACGTGACCAACTTGGTCAGCGATATACCATATCTATGGTTCTTGGTGCTTGCAACATTTTCAAGTAAAAACTCAAAAGCACCAAGTTGAAATTGTTAATGACTTAAATTTAACGTGCCTCAACACTACTGCTTTGGGGCGTAACCCCCTTAAATAAGTAAATCATCCGTTACTTGTGATGTAGCTTAATTATTACTATTGAATGAGCGCCGGTTTTCCAAGCCGGCTAAGAGCTAGTAAGGAGTTGAACCTCACCACACCAGGCAATTATATAAAACGTATGTGGCATTACACCGAATGCTAGCTCATAATGCCTCGAATGAGGCATAACTATAAGTTAAGATTAACAGGATTAAAGATTTTATCTTTGCCCGATGAACGGGCTACAACAGCATCAGGAATCGAACCTGGTCTAGGGCGCCAGCCGCCGTTACTGATTGAAGATTTTTTAATAAATATATGGTTTATTAAGACTCGTAACAGAAAAAATAAGTTGTTATCGTACTTCTTACTCCATCAGTCGAAAACCCTGCTTCCTAAATTTTCGACAATACTATAATATAGCCATTTCACTCCGCTTGTACTCCGATAAAAGTCCGTTTAAACTCCGTTTTTATTTTTTCGGTAAATGTGAAGATCTTTAAAGTAGGGGATGCTATACCAGTCTTTCCATTTTTCGAATCTGTCAGCAAACTCACACAAAGCTTGGCGCTTTTTGATGTAATACTGACTATCTTCATAGCCTAGTTCCTGCTGAATCTTGTAATCTTCCATGTTGTGCAGATAAGCCTCAGACAAGATTTTTTGATATGGAGTCCTGCCGCCATTTCTACAATTTTTTATGGTTTTGTAAATTGCTTTACATGCTTGTTCTGCTTCCATGATGCGGTTAAAACTTGACTCAGTATGATTTATCCCACCATGCGATGAAACGCCTGACGCGTCCATTTTGGGGCTAGATAGGTGTGAATCATCAACAACAGACAGATCAGAAACATTTAAACCTGCATAATTTTGAAAATGTTCAAATTTAAACGTAAGAAAATTCCTCACGTTGTTTGCGGTTGCCTTTGAATCAACCTCTAAATTATCATCTAGCGTCATTTGCTCTGCTCTATCTGCCATTCGTATATCACTCCGTCATTAATCTTCCCATGTAACCGTTACTTCAACATGGGGATGCATTGAATACCATTTCTCCACGCTGTGCGTAACAATTAATTTATCGTCTTCATAAAATCCATCTTGCAGCACCATCTTTTTGTGTAGCGCTTTGTTTAATTTCATTTTTGGGTTCATCCCATCAAAGATTATTTTTGCGATGTTGTCGCTATCTGGCTTCTTTGTGGGGCGTTCTTTGCCTTTTAAGCATAATTCCCTACGCTTTTTAGAAAAGCTCTTAGGGATACCAAAATAAGCTTTTATGGATACGCCACACTGTGAGCTGATCGGCTCACTTATCTTGTGTTCTTTTCTGGCGTAAACTGCAAAATATCTCACAATATCCTCATATCGGTGCGTTTTTGCTGGCGTATAAGTTCTAACACCGCCAGCCCTGCGAACTGTCCGCGGGCGCTCTTTGCTTTGCGGCTCACCAGGTACTACAAATTTGATGCAATTAACCGTCATTCTTTCACCAGCTTTGCAATCCTCTTTAAAGCATCGTTAAAATGCTCATCATTTCTGCTTCGATAGCTGGACGTTTTCAAGCCACTCATAAGCGTTGCTAATGCTTTGATATCTTGGTCTTGTCTTGTCTGATCTTCAATAACAATGTCATGCAGCTCAGCCATTTTCCTTGCTATGGCATTGATAGATTTAGCGTTAGCTACTTCACCTTTCTGGACTTGAATTAGATCTTCTTGCAGCAAGTCTAGTTCGTCCCACATGATACGTTGATTCTGAAGCAGCGCACTCAGGTTTTTATTAATTAGCCGCCAAGTCTTTATATTCTGATGTGTAGAGATAACAATTAAAATCATCAATGCGAATGACATAATGACATTAATTATTGTCATTACTTCGTTTACTACTGCCATGCAGTCCCTCACTTTCTAATAAAAATCATGTAAGCTTCATCAGGCTTGATCCTAGTTAGCCTGTCTAAGTCAACATCTTCGTTATCTGCCTTAACCTGTCTTGCTGCCTTTTCAATTGAATATGTCATTGGTGTAGTTCTACCCGTCTCAATACATTCAATTACAAAGTACTCAGAGTGATTTACCTCTAACACACGATAATGCGTATTAGTTGACCAGGAATAGAAATAGTCACCTGCTTCTAGTTCGTCTGGACTGCAATACAGCTTTTTCAAGTCATTAAATAGTTTCATCTTTGTATTGCTCCTTTAAACGCTTCAACTTCCATGAAAAGCCTGAAATAGCCTCCATAACCTTGGTCATTTGCTTTACACTATCGTAAACACCGTAAGAATTAATGTTGCCGTCAAGATACAATTTACAATAAAGGCGAGTACCGTAATGAATGTAAGTTATATCGGGAGATCCCATACCTTCCACTACGCTATAGTTATCATCAATTTCTTTTAGGTCCTTATCCAGCTGGTCAACCAGCTTTTTACGCCTTTCTTCAAAGGTTAGCTTGTGAGGTACTGTGGTAATATCAATGTGCCTTTCAAATCTTGCTGGGCATGCTGCATAACTAGTAGTTTCACCATCCACATTTGCAATGTCTCCAACGTCACTGCCAAAGTACTCGTTTAATGCTTCTCTTAGCTTCTTTTCTTTATCGTTCATTTCTTTAACCCCTTTACTTTGTCTTTCACTACCGTGTAGGCTAACCATGCCGAATATCCTGCCAGCCACACCATTGCGGTAACAATGAACATAACTAGTAGAACCTTAATTACATCAACCATTTACACTCCTTTGCTAATCTGCTGAAAAATGTCTAATTACAACAGGCTTATCTACCGGATAGCACTTAACTTCGTAAACAGAGCGATTATGCTCATACGTTCCATAACACGGATACGTGTTGCCGTTATAATCCGTTCCGTAGCTTTCTGGTTCTTTCATCTTTTCTTTAATTTGTTTCCACGCATCATCTTCCGATCTAGCTAAAACCGTAAATTCGTTATACGTACCGTATCGATCTTCCCATTGAGAGAAATAATAAAGTTTAAATTCATCTTTGCCTTGCAAGTAAGCAACTGAAACGCCGAAGTAGTCGGCTAACTTTTGCCATACTTTCAGCTTTGGAAAACGTTTACCCGTCTCATATCGGCTTAAAGTATTGTTGGCCATTCCTACTTTTTGCCCTAATTGGACTAGGGTTAGGCCTGCCTTTTGCCTCAATTCTTTAATCCTGTTCATAAATCTTCACTCCTACCTCTGTCAGTCCGTCAAATAACCGTTGTCGGTCTTCTCCAACAATGCAGCCTATGCCTTTTCTGCCAATAAATTGAGCACATGCTATGTCGTCAGTAGTCCAATAGCCTGGCTGAGGTTCAGGGTGTACCACTTCGCTAAACGTAACCTTAATAGTGATTTCTCCTTGAACTAATACATATTGCTTGCCATCAATCAACTGGTTGGCTGACGTGATTAGTTTTCTAGTCATCGTCGTCTTCACTTTCTGGATAAATCGTAAACGACCGCGTAATGCGCTCTAAGTCTAAAATGTCAGTCATCTTTTCAACGGTATCCCAGCGCCCATAATCAATTCCGTTATACAAATTCACAACTGTCCAATATGGTCCGCGTGATGCAACAATTGCAAAATCAGTTTGCGAATACTCTTTACTGTTAACTCTTACAAAGTCACCAGCATCAAGTTTTTCATCTTTGTTAACGTACTTAATCTTTGTCATTGTGCGTCACTCTTTCTAAGAAGGCATCCTTTTTATGCTCTTCCCTTAACTTGTCAAATTCATGATCAATCAATTTTAAAAGCAATTCAGTATGTGCATCATGTTTTTTATCATTATTCAAGCGCGAAAGTATTTCATGCATTTCATGATCATCAAGCATGGTCAGTGCTTTCATAAGCAAGCGCGCATTAACTACTTGCATTTCTTCATCGGTCAAAACATGACCATCATTTGCGGTGAGGCTTTCGGCACAGTCAACCACTATCGCAGATTTGATATAGTCTAATGCGATTGTTGTATCATCCGAACGCTCTACCAATTTTTGAATTCTTTTTACTGTTTCGTCTGTCATGTTCATTAATCCTTTCTTTGTTCTACAGCCGAGTTTTTACGATTTAATGAATACGCTCCAACGAGTTTTACTTCGCTTGTCTCCTAAAATGGGTTTATAGCCGTCTACTGCAATCGTGGCCAAAACTAATCTAAAAGGAATTTGATCTTGATTCCATTTAAAAAGTAATGTCCCCGTTGGTTTCAAAACTCTCATTGCCTCACGAAATCCTAATTTGATATCAAGAAGACCCTCTGAATCGTCCAAAACACCATACTTCTTTGCTAGCCATGATCTCTTACCGGCGTGCATTAAATGTGGTGGGTCAAAAACGATTAGATCAAATGTAGCATCATCAAATGGAATGTTTTTCCAATCGGCTTGAATATCTGGATTAACTTCAATTTTTCTCACTTTGCCACGATCTTTTGCAGTATATGTAGCTTTTCTGATATCCATATAGGTTGTATGCGGTTCATGTTTCTCATACCAGAACATTTTTGATCCACAACACATGTCAAGAATTTTCATTTTGATACTCCTTCATAAATTCGCACGTTCTCTTCTTTACAAGCTTTAAATAACTCATAACGATCATTGAAAGTACGAGTTAGCCTATGAATTCGGTTATCTAGTCCCGTATCGGGCCACTTTACATTTTTTAGTAAGTCATTCATCGCTTATTCCTTACCTGATTCGCCAAACATCCCTAGTAAATCACTCAAAGAGATACCGTTTGAGTTAGTATCCGGAATGGATTGGATTTGTTCTCTGGCCTTTTCTGCTAAGCTCTCGTTTACGCCTCTCGCAGCATAAGGGCTCATTGTACCGATAACTTGCAAGCCTTTTGCAAAGCCTTCATCGTCGGTGTGAAAAGCAACCATCTGAAAAAACTTGATTTTTCCGTCTTCAATGTCTTTAACGACCTTTTTTAAATCTTCAATGTTTTTGGCTCTGGCTTCGTTAAATTTGTTCATTTTATTAATACCTCTCAATTACTTATCTTTATCTTGTGTAGCGTCTTTTCTTAAATCTCTGCCGCAATTCGGGCAAAAGTTCGGGCGTGGCTCTACCTCATATGCCCCTTTATTGATGTCAAATCTAGCTTTGTTATTTAGTGACAAGAAACCGGCAAACCTATGATTGCCCTTTTCTCTAAGCACATATGTGGCTCTATTTCTGTTTTTGAAGTTGCAGTAGTCACACGGTGGCTGTAATACCTTAATCTTCGTCATTGCTTGACTCCTTTACTGTTGCCACTAGATCCACCTTTTTTATATGATCGTAGTTGGTCGCTATATCTCGGGCTAAATCGTCAAGATCTGAATAAAAATATTTATCTAGCGCGTAGTTTTCATTAGTTGCACCACATTGCTCATCAGTGTAATTAAGTGCAATGATTGTATAAGGCTTTTCTCCATAGCCATTTAATTGCGCGACCATTAAATAGTTTTTATCAACGTCAAACGGCACATCATTGTTATTCCAACAGCAAATTGTGTCATTAACATTTAACTTCAATGAGTTGTCTTTCTTTTCCTCCGCATTTTCAGCAATTTTAATCATGTGTTATATCTCCAATCTTTTATGCTCTTCTAGCAAAATCTCGTAATTTTCTTGCATGCTCAGCTTTGGCTTTTCTCTTTGCCGCTGCTTCTTTTTTCTTCTTTTCTCGGTTAGCTTCATCTTCGTCAATTAAGTGCATCACTCCCTCAACTAGGTCATCGTACCAAGCCTTATCTTCATCAGACCATGCATCATAACCCGCGACTGGTGTAAGTTGTTTGTTTTGCTCAGCCTGTCTGTCGAGTTCAACAAACTTCTGATGTAATTCTTCGCATTCTTGCCGTTTTTTTCGGTCAAATGATCCCGCTCCATGGATTTGATCATATGACTGGCGATTAAGACCACGGCTTTGGTCTACCTCTACCTGCTTTGCATCCCAGTCAGTGCCTTTTTCAATCCTTTTGCCGTAAGCCGTCTGCTGGTTGATCTGAGTATTGAATGGATCTGCCGCCGGTCTAAGAATTCTTAACTGCCTAGTCATATAACTAACTGGCTGCATGGCATGCTGGTTTAATGCCTGGTGAAATACGCGACTCATGTCTTTGTATGAAACTTTCGGATACAACTGCCTTAAATCATCAATTTCAGCATCAGTGATACCGCATCCCGGTATATTTGACTTGAAGTAATTGACCACGACCTCGATAGACGGTTTTTCTTTATCCATCGTTAGCCCCCTTTGAATTCTTTAACAAACTAATCAGATATCCCACTGGACTCTGAATGGTTCCGGTAGATATTGCATATAAAGCCTGATTAATACATGATTCTATGTCGTCAATTAATACTGACCGTGTAGCATTCTTAACTTGCTGAATCTCGGCAAGACTAATGGAGGATTTGCTCTCTCGTGCAAACCTATAAATCAAATTATTAACTTGGTTCTCTCTCTCACCTTTGCTCATAGGTGGGTCAGAGAATGGATCTGGGATATTACCAGCCTCATTAGAGAGAGAGTTATTTGAGTTATTAGTTATATTAGTATTAGGTTTATTAGTATTTAGTAGATGCTGGTTTTCCGTAGACGGTTTTGCCGTTGACGGATTATCCGTTGACGGGTTTCCCGTAGACGGTGAAACCGGTTGCTCATGAACTACTAAATCAGTTTTAGCGAATTTACCGTTCTTGTCTCGATGATGAATCTTAGTCACATAACCCAGCCTTTGCAGTTCTAGCATTTGATTATGAATAGCTTCACGACCGTCTTTATTGCATCGCTTAACTAAATCAGCTTCATAGAACTTCCAATCATCCGGAAAAGCTAGCATTCTAACCAACAAACCTAATGCTTTATTTGAAATGTTAGGGTCTTGAAGCGGAACGTTATCAATGATGGTAAAGCGATCTTTTCTTTTTTCACGATAAATTGCCATGATTTACACCTACTGCTCTTCTTGCTTAGTCTGTTTAATCTTGCTGATAGCTGCTAACTTTTTAGCTAACTCTTCATACTGGATCATTGCCTGACCCGCTTCTGTTTTTAGCTCTTTTCTATGTTCTTTCCACCAATCAGCCGCTACTTTGTCGCCAGTCATTGCCTTGTTATAGATAACTGCTAAAAATTCCTCTTTGTTATCCGGCTCATACTTAACAGTGAAGTTTTTCAATTCGTCGTCAGAAAACTTCTTGAAATTTGGTGTAGCCTTGCGATATGTCTTTTGTGGTCGAGATTGCGTTGGCGTAGCTTGCTTAGATGGCTTCTTTGCGGTTTCGGTTTCATTGCTTGGCAAGTCCTCACCAGCATAGACATCCAGACCTAAACCAAATAAAGCAACATTCTTAGTTAAACAGCGCATTTGAGTTTTATTAATGTCTGCAATTGACGGATCCATAATTGGTTGACTAAACCCATTCATAACGTAGAGCTTTTGAGTTTGGCTTTCTCCTTCAATGGTTACCGTAGTTTCAACTTCAACTCCAACGGAAGTTTTACGATAATCAAGCGTGCCAGCTTGCTGAAAACCATTAGCTGTTTTAACCCAATTTTCATACTCACGAACTTTATAAGTTGCATCCGGATAAATTGCTTTAACTAGTCCCCATGCTTTTGCCCAACTTAAATAATCAAGATAAATAGTCTTACCTGTTTTCTTGTTTTTCCGTGGAATATGTTTGATATAAGGTTTAACGTCAATCTTTGAAAGACGCTCATAAACGCTAGCGTTGTCTTTTTTGGCTTGTTCTTTCTTTTCATCCTGCAACTGGTCAACTATCTTAATTAGCTGATCTTTTGTCATTTCTGCTAGTTTTTCAGTCATGTTTAATCTCTCCTCTGTCGGATTCTCGATTAAGTTCTGTTACTACGTCCTCGATAAGGCTGTTAAACATACCAACTGTGGCATCAATTTTTCTTAACTTGTATCCGTCCATATGCTATAATGCTCCTTAGATATTGTTTTTTATTTCGTTGCTCTCAGCATCAGTCGTTGAGAGCTTTTTTAATACCTAAAATCTTCTTTACTTCTACCGGCATAGTCGCAAAATCAGAACCGCCAACACCGCTAATAGCGTTACTGTTAGCCACAAGGATAAGCTGGCTCTCGCTGTACTTACCGGCTCGTTGATACGCCACACCGAATTGATGAACTTGTACCATTGCTTCATTAGTCCTCCTTAAATCCTGTTAATAGCCAGTCAACTTTCACGCCCAGAAAATGAGCGATCTCGCTAAGTCGTCTTTTACTTGGAAAAGACAACCCATTTTCATACCGGCTAATCGTTGTCATGCTTGTACCAATTCTTTCAGCCAGCTGTAATTGTGTTAGCTGGCGATTTTTTCTAGCGCGCATCAATCGCTTACCAAAAAGCTTAGCTTGCATTATTATCACTTCTTTCTTAGATTTTTAACGGCGCGCACTCCCAAAGCTGTTAAAAAGATCATCAAGACCAGCAGCAGTGAGATGATCTGGTCGGGATGCGTTACGCCGTAAATGCATAACTGCTCTACAATTGCGAATGGTAAAAATAGAATTGCCATGAATTCCAGAATTTTACCGAATGCAATGGTCATATGACTTAGCACATGGTCAAGCTTTGTTTTGCCGTATTCTCTTTCGTATTCCTTCTCAGTCATCTTGTAACCCCTTTAATCCTTTCATTAGAGCATCCATCATTAATGGAGCGGCATCTTTCTTAGGCATCTTTTTAAGCTCTTCTTGTAATTCATCAGTTAGATGCTGGATTACCCCCCCTAAAACGAACGGATTACCATATTCCAATTCACTTAAATTGCTTCCATTTGCGACGCACATAATAATTGCGCTGTCTTCATCAACCTTGCTAAACAGCTTTGCAACTTGCTTAGCCATCTTTTCTTTTGAAAATTCATTGTCTTTGTTCATTTCTTTTCTCCTTAAAGTCTTGCTTTATTTAAATAGTCTTTTCCGTCTTCCGCGAACCTATCCAGATCTTCGCGCAAGTAATATCTTGTTCTGCCGTCACCCGGCAGGCTCGGATTGATAAATCCCCGCTTTACCGCGCTATCAAAGTACGAACCACTTATCCCAAGATAGTGATATGCATCTTTGCGGCTGAACATCTTTTGATCAATAATTTTTCCGCGTTTCGCCAGCTCTTCTCTGACACCTTCACGAACTCGCTTAGCGATAAACCTGTCTAGTTCTTCCTCGTTAATGCTTAGAAGAGCCATATGCCTCGCCTCCTTATTCGATGTCACTGCGCTCAATCAAAGGCAAAACGTCGTTATCTTTTAAAATGTCATAAATCAGCTTTCTGCCTTTTTGTGTCCAGTACGTTGATGGCTTGGATCTAGTTCTGCCTTTATGATCTATAAAGGTAAATGGCTTAGTTGTCACATAGCCTTGACCCATGTAAACCTTGTATAAAATCCATTGACCGTTAACTTTATGCTGAATTCTCACTTTATGAAGCAGTTCGTTAAAATCCTTGGCGTTGTAACCGTAATCTGCCGCAATTTGCGTAACTGCTAATGCATCTGGCGCTCCAAGAATCACATCTAAGTAACTAGCTTTTTTATTGGATTCTTCCAACTGAATAGTTAAGTTTTTGTTCTCCAATTTCAGTTGTGTGTTTTCGTTTTGCAGAATTGCATAGCCACGTTTGACAATCTCTTGTGGATCATTCCACTTGCGTTCAACTTCGATGAAATATTTACGAACTTCTTTGCCTTTTTCAGTTTTCGACATCATGCAAAGCTCTTTTGCCATGTCAATTGTTAGCAAGTAGTCTTGAAGTTTTCTAATCTGAACACCACCGTTGTTTGAGACCTCCGTATCTGCGGATACGCTGGTGAAATCTTGTCCCTCTTCAAAGCTGTCAAAGTTTTTGCTTACCCAAAGACTGAATCTAATTTTTAATTCAAGTCCCTTATATAGGTCTCTTGCTGAAACAAACTGCTGATCATTTTGAACCGTAACTTTGATTAGTTCTTGCATGTTTCTTTGCCCCCATTTTTTTCTCTACTAAGTCAATCGTTTCATAAAGCTTGTCTGATAAATCTGCATCCCTTGTTAAAAGAGCTATTGAGAAAAGCTTTTCGCGAATCGTTTCAAGTTCATCAAGACTTAAAGTGTTAATTTCTGCTGTCATCTCTTTTACTGTCTCCTTATTCTACCGATTTTCTGTAACTTTTCTTCAAAAAAATTGAAGGTGAAATGTCTAGTACTTTGGATACGCTTAGAGCAAAATCAGCATCAAACTTTTGGTTGCCATTTAAGTAGCCATTAAATGATGACGCAGACATCCCTAATTGACGTGCTACAAACGTCTGTGTAATTCCATGAGACTTTAAATAGTCTTTTAGAATTTCTGGTGCTTCTGGTTGAGTTGCTAGAACCATCTATTTACCTCCTTTCTCTTGCTTTCCTGTAACTTACATGTATAACTATACTACCTAAAATCAAGAATGTAAAGAAAAATATACATAATTTCAATAAAAATATTCAATTATTCTGTAAGTCAACTAGAATATAGGTAGAAAGATACAGAAATTAAGGAGAAATATAATGAGTGATTTTAGTAAAAGACTTACTGCTCTAAGAGAGTCAATGAATTATAGCAAAACCAAATTGGCAAAACTCATTGGCGTTTCTCTTTCCACCTATGCTAATTGGGAATATGGATATAATGACCCTGATATGGACACACTTACCAAATTAGCTAATGCTTTAAATACAACCACCGATTTTCTGACTGGAAGAACAAATAATCCTAATGCAGAAATGAGAGCAGTTAGAGACGACACTGCATTAACTTGGACTGATCTGGGGATGCCTTATGGTGGTCAAATGCCTGATGAATTAAAAGAGACATACGCTGACATTGCAAAAGGATACTTTAAACGTCATCCTGAAATGCTAAATGATAAGTAGTGAGCATTATGAATAATTCTATTGAAAACATGTCGCTAGAAACGCGTGAAAACTATGACAGATTGATGCGCTATCTTATGAATTACGCAATGTTTGAGTACCACATTGGGGTTGAATTCACTAACCGGCTACCAGTTTATGCACCCTCTGTTAGCTATAACGAACCTGGCAAGTTAATAATAATGAATGCTAACTGGTATCACCCTATTGAAATCCCCTTCTTATTGGCTCATGAAATCGGACACGTTTTACATGAATATGAGGAATACTTCCATCTTAATGATTTAACTAGGCTTCGTGGTGAAGCATGTGAAAATATATTTGCTATTAAGCTACTACGACAATATTGTGTAGAAAACGAATTTTATTTTCGTGATTATTACCAATTTGCTAAGTGTTTTGGCATTCCACGTGAATGCTATTACTTGCTCGCTGACATTGCATAGCTAAGGAGATATGAATT